ACATGGGGTTGTTTTGACTATTCTCAGCAAGAACCTAGGTTGGTAGTGCATTATGCAGCTTTACAGAATCTCTATGGAGTGGACGATGTATTGGATGCGTATCGCGAAGGCGATGCTGACTTTCACACGATCGTTGCTGATATGGCAGAGATACCTAGATCGCAGGCCAAGACTATAAACCTTGGTCTGTTCTATGGTATGGGTAAAAACAAATTACAAGCAGAGTTAGGTGTATCTAAAGATGTGTCTGATAGTTTGTTTAAACAATATCATAACCGAGTACCTTTTGTTAAACAGCTTATGGACAATGTAATGAGTCGAGCACAAGACTCAGGTCGAATCCGTACATTGTTAGGACGACTATGTCGCTTTCACCTGTGGGAACCTAATCAGTTTGGTATACATAAAGCATTACCACACGACGCAGCGCTCATGGAACACGGACCAGGGATTAAACGTGCTTACACTTACAAAGCATTAAATAAATTAATTCAAGGATCAGCAGCTGACATGACAAAGAAAGCAATGATAGAATTACACAAAGAAGGTATTGTACCACATATACAAGTACATGATGAACTTGATATATCTGTTGAGAGTCAAGAGCATGCAGAAAAAATAAAAAATATTATGGAATCTGCTGTTGACTTAGAAGTGCCTAACAAGGTAGACTATGAATCTGGCCCTAATTGGGGCCAAATAAAATGATAAATTATGGCTTACTTAAATGCAAATATTCCTATACAATACGCGCAAATAAAAAAGGAGTATTTATATGACCTTAAAAAACATAAAGGCGAAGTTGAAGACTGTATTATCTTCGGCATCACATCTCTTACCGGAAGGGCTATTCTCTTCCATGCCATCATGGAGAACGGTGCTGTCTTTTATCGTCTCCCCATATCGGCTTTTATTCAACGTGGTTTTCAACCGTCAGCTGTTCCATCCCAAAGACTTGATGAACTGGAACTGTGGAATAGTTTTTCTTATTACCCTGCTGTTACTAGTTGGGATCTTTTAACAGCCGTCTCAGGAAAATACATCGGTAAAGATAAAAAGTGGTATCACGGCAAGTATTTATTTACAGTTGACTGGGGACACCCAGATGCTAATATATTAAATTCTGATCATTCAGAGATTCCGCACGAGCATAAGTGCGCTCACATAATTGCGTTAAACAATGGCAACTATGCAGCACAACCCAACAATCGATGTATATGGGACCTACCTTCGTTTACTGTGAAGGATGAAACTCCTGACTGGAAAGTACAAACTTCAGAATGGAATGTAGAGGATACCGGAGCATGGAAAACAGAAGACACCGACAATTTCTTTTATGAAATTGAGGAAAAGAAAAAATGAGGAACGTAAATGAATTTAGCAGACTTGTTAAAAAAGAATTTTGTATTGGTACCTGTAGTAGCTTCAGTTCTAGTCGGTACATTTACTGGCGTTCGTTATATTGTTAATCTTACAGATACTATCAACACTAATCAGCAAGAAATTGTAGATCTTAAAAGAGATTTAAAAGTTGCTGAAGATAAAATTGTAGATCAAAACACAAGACTAACTTCTGCTGAGTCTACTTGGCAGATGGCAGAAAATTTATACAGACAACTAGCGGATCAAGTTAGAGAGCACGACTACGATATTAAAGATTTAAACAGGTAATCACATGGAGATAGCCAGGATGAATTATTATTTTACAGGTGTTTTAATTATATTATTTGTAATTTTATGTTTTATTCAACCTGCATATCCTAGAAACGAATATCTTAACGAGTATGGTGTGCGATGTGGAGAAATGGAATTTAGAGTTGAAGATAGAAACAATACACAAGATTATCATACGTACAACTCAAGTGATTATGATAATGACTCACAAAATTTTAGTATAACTTACAGAAAATATTTAGGCACAGACTGTAAAACTTCAAAAGAAAACGTAGCCATCAAACAACAATTAGAATTAATGAAGATGTGTGGTAGGGTAAACAGTAATCCTAGTCTTGCACTTAATGAAAACTTTGCTTTACTTGTATCTAAATGTAGAGGTGTTACTCCTGCAAGAGATAACACTAGACCAACTGACTCACAAAGTTTGTGGGATGATATGAAAGATGAATATAAAAAAGAAAATCCAGACGTACAATTAATGGGCGATAAGTTCATAAAACCCAGTAAAAAGAAGCTTGTTATACCTAAGTATTTAACTGAAGAGGGAAGTGTGATAGTACCTTTACCTAAACCAAAAAATGACTAAACCATTAAAAATATCTGAAGAAGCGGCTGTACAGATGCCGATGAAAACGGTAGCTTCGTTGATAATTATTGTAGCACTTGGCACTATGGGTTATTTCCAAATGATTGAACGTCTCAACGTTGCAGACACACGACTACAAATAATGGAAAAAGATTTAAATGAAAACACAGAGTTTAGAATTAAATGGCCACGTGGACAACTAGGTTCATTACCTGCTGATTCTGAGCAGTTCATGATGATCGAGGATTTGTACAAAACAACAGATAAATTAAATGCACATATAGAATCTATGGCACTAAACAAAGTAAACATTGAGTTTTTAACAAAACAAATGGAAAAAGCTTTGAATGATATTGAAGAATTAAAAGATAAAGCAAGAGATATGCATTACAAAAATGGTAACGGACAATGATTGAAACTGTAGTAGCTTTATTAATGTTTGTAAACGGAGAAATTAAGGAGCACCTTGTGCAAAAAAACATGGCACATTGCCTTCGCGGGAAACGCCACGCGGAAAGACAGTTTAGTGAATCTGTATCCTACAAATGTTATAAAGGTAAAGCAAAAATAGAGTTGTATCAAGGAAGAAAATATATTAAAGCTTTAATATTAGAATGAAAGTAGAAGCAGAAGTAGTTAACGGTAAATGTCCAACGTGTGATCAGTTTACAATGTTAGTAGGTTTAACTCCAGAACTTTTTAGATGTATGAATTGTGGTTCTGATCTACAACAACATGTAAATGGTAAAATAACTTATTTACCTATCATGACTGCACGCGATGATGGTGGTGTACCATTTGTTAAGGAATGGCTTGAATGAAAAAAGCTAAAGGTTTGTACGCAAAAGTAGAACACGACGCAGTTTTTCATAAAACAAGCATAGGTAGAAATCCTAGTAAATGCAAAATGAATAAACACAAACGAAGAAGTTTTAAAAAATATCGTGGCCAGGGTTGACAATCATCCTAAATTATCCTATATATAGGATATGAAAGAAAAACAATTAACTATAACAAGTAATAACATTACTCAGAAACAATGGTCTAATCTTGTATTAGAACTTAACCTAATTAAAAAATCTTGGGCTAAGTATGCAACGTTAAACATAAAGTGTCCGGGTATAAAAAAGATAATAGCTCATGGAACGAAAACAACTTTTGATAAAGATTGATGAAGCCGCAGTAATGTGGAACAAAACTAAAGATCCATATTATAAAACATTGTGGTATGATCTTTTAAAAGAATTTAGAAAGCTCAAGGGCGTCCAAGTCTAGCAGTAACTGCATTCCTCTGTACGTTAGCGATCATGGGTAACACCTAGCAACCTGGAGTTTGGCCCCGTAACAGTACGTGCACGGAACTTACGGGGTTTTATATGATTTGTTCAGGAGTACAAGTAAACCTAATAAACATGTTGTGTTTATTAATTTCTTCACGACCAATTTGTTCCATTTTATTCATAGATTCTTGATAGCCAAACATTAAACAATCATACTGACTATTGAATGTTGCAGGCCATTGATATGGCGGCATACAAACACTTTGTGTTTGCGAACAAATAATTAGTGCTAAAACAAATTTCATACTTGACAATACTCCTACCGATCCTATATATTGCTCACAATTAAATGAAAGGAAGTCAAATGACTGATATAACTAAATACAGAAACGTTTCATTAACACATGAAACATACAAGACATTGATTGCATTGTCCAAAGTATTATTGCCCGATGCAACATTATCGATTAGTAAAACCATTGAATCAATTGCAAATGAGAAAGCGAAGAAATTAAATGGCAAAATTAAAAAAGTATAATTTACATGCAATGATTTGTCCGGACTGTCATGGTAACGGATATATAAAAGCTACAATAGAAGAAGGAAGAGAACACATAGTCGTGCAATGTCAGACGTGTGAGTCGGAAGGAGAAATATATGTGGATGAGTCCGAAGTTGTGGAGTCTTATATCGATGCTGATTATCCTACAGATAATGCTCGCAAGCTGCACTAGAGATTTAAAGTTTGATGGAATTGATCCAACAACATCAATAGTGAAGTGGGTATTTACAGGAGATAAACAATGATAGGTTTGTTTTTTATAGGTATTGTAGTTTCAATTATTGTAATGGCTATCTTAATATATGTGAGGGAATATGATTCCTGAAACAGATAGAGCATACATTGCAGGATTGTTTGATGGTGAAGGTAGTATTCATTTTAAACGTGGACCTGAAAAGAAAAAGAAACACAAAGGCAAAGGTTATCGAGTCTCGAATAGTTTACGACTATCGATGGAGATCACGATGACTGATGAGTCTGTGTTGATGTGGGTACATGAAGTTTTAGGTGTTGGTACTTTAAATAAAAAACCACGTAAAGGTAGACGTGTTGATGGTACTAAATACCTCATGCAATACAGATGGCGTGCTACATTTAGAGACGCATACTATGTGTGTTGTTTGATCTGGCCCTGGGCACATACCAAGCTACCTAAAATCAATCAAGTAATAGAACATTATGCAGGACATATAATGAATGGTAAAGTGGTTGACATCAACGAGTATAGAAAAGCTATGAGTTTAGAATAATGTTTGATGAATATATTTATAAATTTTTAATGTTTGTTAATCATTGGTCAACTAAACTTACATCATGGTCTTGGTGTATGTTATACTCTGATAGAAAAAAAGGTTATGGAAACAAAAGAAGATATAAAAATAAAAGAAATTCTTGAGAAGGAAGAACCCTTACAAAAGAAAAAGAAACAAGTTGAACCTCAATTTGGTCTAGGTCAAGTGCCTAACTATGGTAAGTCTAGATCAGGTAGAGAGTATGGTGGATTTATAAAAGAATCTGTCCGTAAAAAAATGGAATTTAAACCGACGAATAGAGGTCGTAAAATAAATAAAAAAGGTCCTTATGACATTTAAATGGGATGGTAAGTCAAGAGTCGTAACCGATTTATATCGTAAAAGATTTGATGAAATTTTTAAAACTAATCCGGTAGCGAAAGAAGTTAGAACACCTAAATTTAAGTCACAAGTAGTTAAGAGTAAAAAGATATACGATAGGAAAAAATTAAATGATCAAGAAGAGTAATAAATACAACTACATACAAGGAAAACAGCTCACGGACCCCGGAACAGGGACCAGGGTTTACG